CCTCAACCTACACTTCACAGGAAGTTCAGCTTTAAGTATAGCTGCTTCATCTGTACAAATACCATTAAACCCTTATACAGGTTCTAATCCACCAGTAGCAGGTTCTGATACTGAAATACAGTATAATAATGCAGGAAGTTTTGGTGCTAAAGCCGATTTCATATTTGATAGCGCATTAACTGCAGTTAGTATAGGACAAAGTACATTACAAAGTGGAGATAGGTTAGCTACTAGAGGAGGAGATATAAGAATAGAAAGTACAAATTCTTCTTATGATCCAAGATTGGTACTAAATTATGACGATACAGGAGTTGATTTTAGTAGTAGTATTTCTATTGCAACAGATGATGCTGCAATGGAATTTAGAAACCTTTCCACTTTTTCTTCAGCAATCGAAGATTCAGGATTTAAATTTTTTGTCCATAGAAACAGTACTACTAATCCAGCATTACAAATATACGGTACAAGTAAAATAACATTTAGAAATGCTACAACTGATTTTGGAGATGTAACTGTTTCAGGTTCTTTAGCAATAGACGGTAATGCAGGTAATATCAATAGAGCTTTCAGAATAAAATCAGTAGATTCTTCTGATACTACTATTCCTTTTACGACTGCAATGGGTAATGCTGGAAATGCAAGAGCTGTTGTATTAGATGGACCTGACAAAGGTCATGTTATTGTAGGTTTAAAATCAAATGTAAACTCATCAGCAGCAAGTCAAACCTTTAGTATACTTAGAGCACCTGTAACTAGTTCTAACTTTGACGCTAGTTATAACTCAGTCGTAGCTATGTTTAAAGCTAATGGACAAGTAGGTATAGGTACTCATACACTTGCTGGTTCTACTAAACTACATGTTGAAGGTGCTATAACTAGTTCAGGATTTATACAAACAGCTGGAGCTTTAAAAGCAGGAGGAAACATATCAGGAAGTAATAAACTATATGTTAGTGGAAGCTCTACCTTGAGCGGTTCAGTTACTATTGAAACTATTCCTAATGCTTCTTCCGCTACTAATTATGATTTCTTAGTTCAAGATTCAAACAATGTTGTATCCCAGGTAAACGCAGCACCAGTACCAATAGGAGGTATAATGTTATGGTTTGGTACAATAGCATCTAGACCTGCAGGTTGGAATTTATGTGATGGAAGTTCTTATACAAACAGTAACGGAGTAACTACTACAACCCCTGATTTAACTAACGTATTTGTAATTGGAGCGAATGCTGAATCAGCTTCCGGTGTACCTGTTACTACTCAACCTACATCAGATTTAGAATCTGGAGAAGGAAGATATACAGGTGGTAGTACTACTCATAATCATGGAGGTTCTACTGGAAATACTTCTTTAACAGTTGCTGATATTCCTGCTCACTCTCACGATTATAAAGACTCTTACCACATTGAACGTACCTCAACCAGTGTTGGAGTAGGTGGCGCTATAGGTTTTGTTGACTATATAGGAGGTAGCGGTAATGATAAATACAAAGGAAGCGGCGATACAGATCCTGACAATAATTTTTTATACGGAAGAAACCACACAACAAGCCCTACAGGAAGTGGAGCAACACATAACCACACCATACCTTCTGCTACTCTTTTACCACCTTATAAAGCTATATACTATATAATGTATACAGGTACCTAGTTGTAAGTTATATAAAATTTTCTTATATTATAAGTTATGGTAACAATTCCTGGCTGGAAATATAACGGCAAATATATAACGGATATATCTGATATGCCTGATGGAACGTACGGCTTTATTTATGAAACTAAACATCAACCTACAGGTAAAAGATATATTGGTAAAAAAGTTTTATTCTTCGAACGTAATAAAAGATTAGGTAAAAGAGCTCTAGAAGCATTAAAAGAAGAAAGAAAAGCAAAAGGAATAGGGGGAAGAGTACCTCTAAAGCAAAAAGTTGTTACCGAATCTGACTGGAAAGATTATTATGGTTCTCATAAAGATATTTTAAAATTTGTTAAAGAAGGTACACCCCTTGATTTTGAAAGAAAGATTCTTTGTTTTGTTCCTAATAAAAAGCTTTTAACATATTTTGAATGTAAATACCTATTTATAAATGAAGTACTAGAACATGAAGACGTTTATATTAACGATAATGTTTTAGGTAAATTTTATAGAAAAGACTTTACTAAATGAAATTAAGAGATATTATATTAAAGGAAAACAATAAATCTTGCCCTGCAGCTACTCAAGATTTAATGCTTAATACTAAAAACAGAGATGCAGCTATAAAAGCAGATCATATACAGTATGGTCCTTTGAACGTAGATGAACCTGGAAGTTTTTGGAAAGATATAGCTGATTACTGGAATACTGAAGTCAAAGCAGCACTTTTATCAAAATGCAGTAACTGTGTAGCTTTTGATATTTCACCTAGAATGGATGAATGTATGCCAGGAGTTACTTCTGACAAAGATGGTAGATTAGGTTACTGTTGGATGCATCATTTTAAATGTCACTCCGCAAGGAGCTGTAGAACTTGGGCTAAAGGTGGTCCTATAGAAAAAGACTCAGTATCTCAAGAATGGCAGGAAAGGTACGCTAAAGCAATTTAATAGCATGAAACTAACCGATATTATATTTAGAGAAGGTGTTGAAAAAAGAATGATTAATTTCTTAGATGATTTAAATCATAACAAACGTACTATTGACGTTGCAGACTTTATGAAAGAGTTTGGACTTAATAGAGACGAAGCTGTAGACTTTATACATAAATGGAATATGAGTAAAGTAGATCGCTCTGTTAGAGAAGAAAGTCACGGCGATAATTATGAAAAAAATGATATTAAACTTATGGGTGATGTTATTTTACCTATAGGAAAAGAAATGGTACTTCAAGCAGAAGAAGACACTTATAATAGAGGCTTACTTGTCACTAATAATAAAGATAAAAGTTACGATGTAGCATATTGGGCAGGAAAGTTTGAACCTTACCCTATCGAAGTAGAGATAGACGGTAAATCAGTTTCTAAAGATGCTAAAAAAATAAAATTACTATTTCATCCTGAAATGGATGAAAACATTACTGAAGCATTTGATGAGTTAGATGATGGTTATGATCAAGAAATGGAAGATTTAATAAAAGCAGGACCTAGATTAAATAAAGATAGATTTGAAGATGTAATTTATTACATTCATAATAATTGGATGGCTGGTAACTACGGAGATGATTATGCTATCAGAAGAATTAGCAAATACTTAAACGCTAGATAATATGTTACAGATAAAAAATATAATAGGATTACCATCATTACAGTATCATTTAGATAATGATCTTACTTTACATGAGAATGTCTACCGTTATTCTAGCGAGAGCTTTATACAACTATTTGCTGAGGCAAGAGAATTGTGGAGAGACGGTTATATTGAACTAAACGAAGAAGATACTCAGTTAATAGAGTCAACTGATATTGGATTATATGGATTATATGAGGGAAATAAAGTACCTTTAGACTTACCTATGCTTAATGAAGCTGAATATAGAGGTAAAAAAGTTGCTTTAAATAAACCTAAAAGAGGTGGATCTAAAAAGTTTATAGTTTATACAAAAAATAAAAAAGGAAATGTTGTTAAAGTATCTTTTGGAGGTACAACAGGTTTAAATGTAAAGATAGATGAACCTGGAGCAAGAGCATCATTTGCAGCACGTCACAAATGTGCACAGAAAAAAGATAAAACAAAACCAGGTTACTGGGCTTGTAATATTGGACGTTATTGGAAATCATTAGGTGGAAAAAGAAACTTCTCAGGATACTGGTAGACCGTATATAGACGACGGTAATATAAGACATTTCGATCAACACACAGACGAGGAAGAGTTTGTATGGCATAGAGATCGAGAAGACCGTTACATAAAATCACTTCATAAAACTGACTGGCAATTTCAATTTGATAACGAACTACCCGTTTCTTTACAAGAGTCTGAGCTATTTATACCAAAGGGAGTATATCACCGATTAATAAAAGGAACAGGTAATTTAACTCTTAAAATAGAAAAGAAATGAAACTAACAAATATCTTATTAAGCGAATACGGAGAGTATAAAGCTGAAGTTAAAAAGCTTGAAAAAGAATTATCTACTTTGTTAAGTCAAACTTATAGAGTACATGGCTTTATGCAAGCTTATGATCAAAATAGAGCAAAAAATGATCCAAGGTTAGGAAAAGGATTTGGCTCTATAACATTTTTCTATAAAGATGATTTACCTGAAGACGATTTTAAAAAAGCAAAAGAAATAGTTGCTTCAAATGGATATGAGGTAATAGAAGATCAATCCACTAACTACTATGAAAGAGAAATCGGTGAAAGAGATTATTTCCCTAAAATAAAATTTACATTTAATTTATAAACCATGAGGTTATCGCACGTAATATTAGGAGAAATTCTTTATTATGATCCAGATTTTGAAAGAGAAGTAGAAAGAGTAAAGGATCAAGGCGGTAAATATTTAGGTTCTGGAGATTACGGTTCTGCTTACTTACTTAATGGAAGAGTTTACAAAGTTACTACTGATTCTATAGAATTAGAACATGCACACATTCTTAAAGGTAAAAAAACTAATAACTTTGCTCATATATACGATGTTGAAGAAATAAATGAAAAATTAGGTATTATTCAAATGGAGGTTTTAGGAGAATTTAAAGGAGAGATACCTGAAGAATGGATAGAAGCAACAGAAAGTGAAGCAAAAAGATTTGGTATATCACCTGATGAATTAGACATAAGACCATCTAACGTTATGGTTAATCAAAAAAATCACTTAAAATTAGTTGATATTTAAAATATTTTTTCGTATATTATAATATTAGTTACGGACAAACTGTATGGAATATACCTTCTTACTAGGCTCTATTGAAAATATCTTAGGAAAAAGTTCAAAAAAAGCTAGAGACAATTACGCATTTCATTGCCCTTTTTGCAATCATAGAAAAAAGAAGCTTGAAATAAATATGGCTACTAATGAACAAGGACATAATCCTTGGGAATGTTGGGTATGTCAAACTAAAGGAAGAACTATTCGTTCTCTCCTCAAGCAGTTAAGAACACCAAGAGATGAAGCTGCAGAGATATTAAAGTATCTTCCACAAGGAGCACAAATAGAATATAAACAGCTATCTATAATAGAGCTGCCGAAAGAATATCAACCTTTATATTCAGCTTCGCAAACTTCAGTTATTGCTAATTTAGTTAAAAAGTATTTATATGACAGAGGATTTAACGACAATGATTTTATTAAATATAGTATTGGATACTGTACAACTGGAGAATATGGAGGAAGAGTTATACTACCAAGTTATTCTGAATCCAATAGGCTCAACTATTTTGTTGGAAGAGCTTATGATGGCAACTACTTTAAATACAAAAATCCGGAAGTATCAAAAGACATAATATTTTTTGAAAATCTTATTAATTGGAACGCTCCTATAATACTTTGTGAAGGAGTATTTGATGCAATAGCTATTAGAAGGAATGCGATACCCTTATTAGGAAAAAATATTTCACCAAGCTTATATAAAAAAATAATTACAAGTAAACTAACTGATATCTATATTGCTTTAGATTTAGATGCACAGAATGAAGCATTAGAGATAGCAGAAAAATTTTTAAATCAAGGTAAAAAAGTCTTTCTAGTTAATATGAAAGATAAAGATCCATCAGAAATGGGTTTTAAGGCATTTACTAAACACATACAACAAGCAGAAGAATTAGACTTGTCTGGTCTAATGCTGCACAAACTAGACCTATGATAAAACAAGGAATGAATATTCTTGATCAGAATAAAAAGAAAAGATTAGATTTTAATCCTGAGCTTAAGCAGATTAATTTTTTAGATAGAAGAGTTTATAAGAGAAGCGAAGGAGTATATTACCCGTCCGTAACTACCATACTCCAATATATGCCCAAGAATAAGTTTTTTGAGTCTTGGCTTAAAGACGTTGGGCATAACGCTGATCTTATTATGAAGAGAGCAGGAAAACAGGGTACTCAAGTACACGAAGCTTGTGAAAAGCTTATATTAGGGGAAGAAGTATCTTGGATGGATGAGTACGGTAATGCAAGGTACTCTCAAATAGTATGGGAAATGATTCTTAAATTTTATGAGTTTTGGAATATCTATAAACCTGAACTTATATCTTCTGAAGAATTTGTATGGTCCGATAAACATAAGTATGCTGGTACAGCAGATATAGTTTGTAAGTTAAATGATGAAACTTGGTTATTAGATATCAAAACTTCTAACAGTATTCATAAATCATATGATCTTCAACTAGCTTCATATGCTACAGCTTTAGAAGAATCTAAAGGTATAAAAATAGATAGAACAGGTATAGTATGGTTAAAAGCTCATTCAAGAGGTCCGGCTAAGAACGGTAAGACTATGCAAGGTAAAGGTTGGAAAGTATTAGAAATAGATGAAATCGAGAAAAATTTTGAATTGTTTGAAATGATTTATAAACTTTATTCTTTAGAAAACCCTACTGTTGAACCTATTTATAATAGTTACCCAACAACTCTCAAAATATAATGTATGAAAAAGGTACTCGTATTAATTATTGCAGTAATTTTTGCTTCAAGCTGCGGAATACAGTGGCAGTATAGTTCATTAAATACCGTAGGGCAAATTGATACATTAAGAAGTGTACCTAATTTTCAACAGTCAGTAGATACTTTAACATTATCAGAATTCAAATGGAAACTAAGAACTGATTCTAAATTTGCTTGGGATTATCAAAGCTATCTTTTAAACCAAGACTACCACTGGTATAGAGACTTTTATTGGTCTAATAGATTATGGAATCGAGGTTTTTATAACTCTTGGGATTTTTATTGGAATAGATGGGATATTTGGAATCACTGGGGATGGAATTCTTATTTATGGTATGGAGATAGATGGTGGAGACCGTGGAATTATAGACCCTACTATCAAGTTTCTTGGTATCAAGGACCTTTTAATAATCAAAGTTACAACGTTATATGGAATAGCAGCAGATATAGTAATGTATCTTATGTTAACGGGTATAGAAATACAAGAAGTATCCAAAATAGACTTCAAGTAAATAGAATAGTAAGAAACACAATAAAACCAACTAATTATAATAAACCACTTATATTAAGTAATAACAATGATAGAATTATTAAGCCTGATAACGGAGCAAACTGGAAACCCCAAAGCGGTAATAATGGCGGGAGGTGGTGGAACAGGGAAGTCGTACCTTCTCAACCAACTAAACCTATCTACTCTAACCCAGTTCAACCCAGACAAATACGTGGAGGATCCGGATCACCCATACCACAACAAACTAGGTCCAGCATCAATTCAAGTGGGCAAGGACGTAGCAGCAGCAGCAGAGGAATCAATTAGTTTTGTTTGGGACACAACAGCTTCTAATCCTTCCAAAGTAAGAGATTTATTAAACAAGGGTTATGATGTTTATATGATTATGGTGTATGCACATCCAATGATATCTTATGCTGCTAATTTTAGTAGAGATAGAGCTTTACCTGCAGTAGCAGTCTTTAAAACTTGGAGTAATGTATATAGCCTTATAGAGCAATATCAGGATATGTTAGGTGATAATTTATCAATATATGTAAGTGACAGAGGAGGTCAATACAAAAAAGAAACAGAAGCTTTTAATAGAGCAGCAGAAAAAGGAGTAGAAGGAATTAAAGAATATTTAAAATCTTATAATGAGGAAAACGATGTTAAAGGTTCTTCTTTCTTTTCACCTGTAGAAATGTCTAAGGAAGAAGAAGATGCTTTTAATCAAGCAGTATCAAATGTAGAGTTTGACAAAAATCAGAGATCTGAAGATAAGGCTATCAAGCAAGCATTTTTAAAAGTATATCGAAAAAATGGAGAAGGTCCTGGAGAAGAAAAATTAAAAGACGCTGTAAAAAAATATAGAGAGAAAAAAATAAGAGACGAACAAAAATCAGACGTAGTTTTGAAAGGTATAGCTGAAATGTTATTTAACCCAGAGTTCCAAGAACTACTTAAACACTCTGATGTAAAAGAAATAGATCAAAAAGTACAAGCATTTTTAGCATGATAGCATTATACCCAGGAGCTTTTAAACCACCTCATAGAGGTCATTTCAATGTAGTTAAGTCATTATTAGACGGATCTTATAATGGAAGTATATATAATAAAGATAACTACAAAGAAACAGGTGCTTCACTACTCGGTGGCAACAGTAATAAAAAACCTAAAATAGACAAGGTTATAGTTTTTGTAGGAGCAGGTGAGAGAAACGGTATAACAAAAGAAGAATCAATGTCTATATGGGAAGTATATTCTCAATATCTTGGAGATATAGAAATTTTAGACGGTGGTAGTAATCCAATGTTTGCTGCAAAAGATTATGCCCAAGCTAATCCTGAAGAAGAGTTTGTTTCGGTAACTGGTATTAGAGGAGAAAAAGATTTTGTAGATCTAAGAAGAGTAACTACATATAAAAACGCTCCTAACGTTAAAGGACTTGCTCTTGCAGCAGCACCAGGTTCAGGAATTAGAGCAACAGATTTTCGTAATAACATACTATCTGGTAATTTAGATAAAGTATTAGATTTTTTTCCTGAAGATTTATCTAAAGAACAAATTTTAAGTATATTAACAGATTTAAAAGATACGATAGTTGCAGAAATTTTATCTAATAATTTAGAAGGTTTTATAGATAGTTATTTTGATAAACCAACTATTGATGAAAGATCCACTGCTATTAGATCAGTCGACAGGAATAGACTTGCTAACTTATATAATTATCTTGCAAATTTAATACCTCAAGGTACAAATATAGATTTAATAGATGATAAAATTATAGTTAAGTACGATCAACCTATTGAGGAACAGACTATTCCTGAAATCGAACTAAAAGATTATATAGCTTCTTTAGTAGAGTATATGCTCGATCAAAAAATGAATATTCTACCATTACCTGAAATTAAAACAGTTAAGGATAAAATAAATGCTAATAATTTTTTTGGAATGACTGCCTATTACTCTCCAACTCGTAAAGAAATAGTATTATATACTTTGAATAGACATCCTAAAGATATAGTAAGATCGTTTTCACATGAAATGATACATCATATTCAAAACTTAGAAGGCAGACTTAATAATATAAAAACTACTGACACTACCGATAGTGATCATTTAGAAGAAATAGAAAAAGAAGCTTACCTCTTAGGTAACATTACTTTTAGAAACTGGGAAGATACTTTAAAAAATAGTGAAGATTTATTAGAAGATAAAGATGAACCAAAAAAAGGAACAGGTAAAAAACCTAAAGGTTCAAGCAGAAGATTATATACCGATGAAGATCCTAAAGATACTGTAGGAGTAAAATTTTCAACTAGACAAGATATAGTGGATACATTAAATAAAAAGTCATTCAAAGCTAAATCACATGCTAGACAGTCTCAAATAATAAATTTAATTCATCAAAGAGTAAGAGCAGCTTTAGGAAGAACTAAAGATCCAGCTAAAAAAAAGAAATTAAAAGCTGGATTTGAATATATTAAAAAACGTAAAGAAGCTTCTAAAAAGAAAACTCAACGTCTAAAAAACTCTAAAAAATAGTTGGAAAATAGTATGAAAGTTCGTATATTTATAGAGAGTATTATACACTAAAAATAAAGGTTATGAGTACAAGTATTGTGGAATTATTGGATGCGTATCATCCAACTGTCGAAGAAAAAACTTCTAAATATAAAATTTATTGTGATATGGATGGAGTTTTAACTAATTTTGAAAAACGTTTTTACGAAAAAGTAAACGAAGTAGGACCAGATTATTACCCATTAAGAGATATAAAAAAAATTAATAAACCTAAAGATTTTGAAAATATTTTTGGTTTAGATGAATTTTGGAAGTTTATAGACCAAACTGTAGGAGTTTCGTTTTGGGTAGGAATGGATTGGATGCCAGATGGAAAACAATTATGGAGCTTTATTTCAAAATATAATCCATCTTTATTAACTTCTCCTTCTAGAGATAATACTTCTAGATTAGGAAAAAATTTATGGGTTAGAAATAACTTATCTCCTAAACCTAAAGTTATTTTTGCATACTCGGCTAACAAACAAAACTACGCTAACGAAAATAGCATTCTAATAGACGATAAAAAATCAAATATTGAAGAATGGAAAGCAGCAGGAGGAATAGCATTTAGAGTAAAGGATGGAGATATAGGTCCAGCACTAGATGGATTAAAAGAATTAGGATATGAGTAGCCAGTTAAAAAAAGAATTTAAGAAAGCTGATGTAGAAAGAATGCGTAATCTTGTAAGAAAAGATTATACAGCAGGTACTAAATCTCAAACTGGATACAAAAAAACTTTTAAAGATTATAAAGAAGGAGATGTATGGGAAGAGAATAATAAAAAATGGACTATCAAAGATGGAATAAAACAGAACGTTACCAAATTTGACTCAGCTAAGAAAGCAGTTAAAATACCTCTTTGCTGTCCTAAATGTAATGGACCTTTATCACTTCATTTAAGTAAAGAAACATATAAAAAATCTAATATGTGTTTCGATTGCTACATTTCTTTCGTTGGAGAACTGAAAAGAAGCGGTCATTTAGATCAATATTTAAGAGCGAAACAAAAAGGAAATGCTAAGTATTTTATCAAAGCTATGGAAGAATTAATCGTAGAAGTTGAAAATGATATAGATGCTACTTATGTTACTGAGCATGGAGATATAGAGAGTTGGAAATCTAATTCTAAGGAAGTAAAAAACCGTTATACAAAAGAACTCAAAGAGACTATAAGTTTTTTAAAGACTAAGCTGGATTAGTATATATTTATAGATATATAGTAAACTAGATACTTAAGTAATGACACAAAAACAGCTACTAGAATCTGTACTTAATGAATTAGTACACATCAAAAAACATATGCCTAATGGAGAACTTAAGGCTATGGTAAAAGATGTCAAAGAGTTAAAAGACGATATGTCTGATTTAAAGTACACTCTACTTAACCCGGAAGATGGCGTTATTGTAAAAACCAATATGAACTCAGCTTTTAGAAAAAAGATGGAAGCTGGTGATAAAGATTTTACTGCTAAAATGGCAGAGGTAGAGGAATTAAAAAAATGGAAGAATAGTGTACAAAAAGCACTATGGATTATCTTCACAGTTCTTGCTGGTGTTGTTATTAAGCTATTATCTGAAGTTATAAAATTAAACTAATGCCAAAGAAGAGAAAATTAAATAGTAAAAATCCAAAATATTGGACGGAAGATAAAAAAGAAGAACCTATAGTAAAAGAAAGAAGGTTACTTAATAAAAATGCAAAGCATAAAGCATACGCTCTATTCTTAGAAATGCCAGAACAATGAATAAAGATACGTTAACTAAAATAGTAAAAGAATCTTTAAGAGATTGGTTTAAAAAAGAAAAATGGGTACGTATATCTTCCTCTGGTAACATCGCAGGACCTTGTGGTACTTCAAAAAATAAAAAAAATCCTGACAGGTGTTTACCAAAAGCAAAAGCACAAAGTCTAACTAAAAGCCAAAGAGCTGCTACTGCTCAAAAGAAAAAGAAAGCAGGAGCTAAAGGAAAAACAGTCGTGAAAAATACTAAAAAAGCAACAGTAAAAAAAGAAGGCCTTTGGGCTAATATTAATGCTAAGAAAAAAGCAGGTAAAAAATCATCTCATGGTAATTCAAATGCTTACAAGAACGCTAAAAAAGCAGGTAAGGCATTAAAAGGAGAAAATGTAGCTCCTAATCATAATGATAAAGCAGCACCATATGGGTCTGGTTATAAAAAAATAACAAAAGAAGATCTCACAAACTTAGTAGTAGGAATGGTACATGAAGGTAAAGAAATTTTAGATGAAAAGAAAGACGATAGATGTACTAGAATTGCAAAAAGAAAATATGATACATGGCCATCAGCTTATGCCTCAGGAGCGGTGGTTAGATGTAGAAGAGGTGAAATTTGGAAGAAAGAAAAGTAATGGCTCCTAAATTAAAACCAAGTACTAAAGAATATAAAAGAGACCGTAATGGTAGATTAACTACTAAATGGGAATGGAAGCATTATACTGTTGCTAGTACTGCTACAAAAGATTTATTAAAATATTATAATAGCCCTAATATGAAAAGAAAAAGGAGGGTTATAAAATTAGAATTAGAGAAAAGAAACGCTTTATAACATGAAGCGTATAGCCTTAATCATACTTCTATGCATGGGTTGCGCTAAAGAAGTGGATGATTTAGGATTTAGAATATATACTATTCCAGAAGGGGAGCATAGTTCAGGAACATTTTTTAATCATCCTGATAATTCTAGAATAGAGTTTAAATTTATGCTTGATGAATCTGCTATTTACCAAACAGAGATTCCTGAGAATCAATATGACGTAAATAAGATTTATGGATTTAGTGATTTTGGTAAAATACATCAAAAATACTCTATAAGATTAGGTTGGAGATATATTGATGGTAATATTGAATTATGCTGGTTAAGACATGAAGAAGGAAGACATAGTTCAGCCAAGATTAGAAATATAGAAATAAATGAAATATATAATGCTGTAATTAATATTACTACGTTTAATTATCAAATAGTAATAGATAATGATACAACATTAGTTAGAAGGAGACCTGACGGATACTGGGGATTGATAAGAAGGTATTATTTATACCCTTATTTTGGTGGTAACGAATATGCTCCTCACGATATTAATATAAAAATAAAAGATGAATAAAAAAGATCTAAAAGAAATAATATTAGAAGTACTTTATGAAGGACCACACGATCCTGTAAAACCAGGTATATTAAAAAAACGTTTAGGTAAACTTTCATGTTCTAAAGTTAGAAAAGAAAAGTCTAAATTAAAAAACAAAGGAACTCATTTTGCTAAAGCACTTCAAAGGTACTTAAATTACCATTGCCAATAACTTAATTATTTGATAAAATTAATCTATTTATTTATATAGCTATATAACAAACAAATAAACAATGACATATAACGAGCTTAAAACCCGTCTATCTGTAGTTGAGAAGACATTAAAAAAACTTCAAAATTCAAAAGATACTAAACTAACTCCTACCTACATTAAGGAGACAGTAACTAAACTTTCAACTCTAAAAGAATCAATTCAAAATAAACTAACCCTTCTTAAGGAACAAGACGGAGTTGTAAGAACTGCGGATGCAGGTGAGGCAGAAAAGTTATCAAAAAAAGGAGTAAATGTAGACTTAGTTGATAAAATAGACGAAAACGAGAAAGATCTAGAATTTTCTGTAAACGATATGAGAGAAATGATTACTCAAGTTGGCAAAGCATTAACACAAGCTTTAGTAAACCTTGGAGATGAATTAGCAAGAGTTAAAGCTCATCGTTTAGAAACTAATAGTTTTGATATAGAAGTAATATATAAAGGAGAAAGAGCTGGAACAGATGATGAATTTGCATTTCACGTAGAAGACGGAAATTTACATTTAGCAGACTTTTCATTTAATAAAAAATTAGTAGATATTGGAGTTAAACCTTCTGGTGAACCTTTTGTTAATGTAGATGTTTTAAAAAATGAGTTAATGAAACATTTCAAATCTTTAAATGAAGATAGAAAAGCTAAAGAATACATTAAATCTATTGAAGATGAAGATGAAAGAGAATCTGAAAGAAAAAGAATGTTTGATAATCCTGAAGATGAA